ATCACTTTATTGCCAGTAGGATCATAGAAATATTGATCAGAAGGGATTAAAACAAATGATGGTGTTGTATCACTTGTGTAATAACCAACGGTATTAATTACTACGCCTGGTATTGCCCCGTTGTCTTGTCCGACTTCTGGCAAATCCAGCATAACTTGTGTGCCACTCATGCCATTAAAAGCCCCGTAATAGACTTTATAGCTTACGGAGAATATGGACATCCCAAGATAATCTTCAATAGCCATACGGGTCGCTAATTCAAGCCCAAACAGATAATCTGCTTGGCTAGTATCACCAACCAAATTAAGCTGTTGAAGGATTTGATCAAAACTTAGCCAAGAACTGCTTGTATCTCGGCTAGTTTGCTCAATCTTTTCATAGCTAAATGGATTACGGACTGTACCTAAATACGGCCCATTGGTATAACTATCTAATGGCATATTGGCCTTATGATTCTAAACGGACACCAGCAAATACATCACGAATTGTAGAGCATACACGCTTTTCAGCATACAAGGTTACTGTACCTGGCTGTGTTTGCTCTAAACGCTGGATGCTAAATTCTTCGTGATCCACGATAGTTACGAACTTATCCCAGTTGGCCAAATAGATTGGGAAGTTTCCGCTTCCAACCACTTGCATATATGGGTTAGGAATAACTGGGAAACCAAATACATGAGCAACTGCGCCACCATCAGAATCACCAACTTCAACAAAGAGTGGCTGACCAGTAGAACTGGTTAATTCACGCAATGCAAGGATAGTATTTGGGTGCATATGCCATGCTGTACCTGGCAAACCCCAATATTGGGCTGGCAATGCAGATGCTAGGGATGCAATGTCGTTATAAACGATTGTGCCGCCAGTAGCGGTGCTTACAGTTTTAACTGTGTGCAAACCGTTTGTTGCGCCAGAACCGCTTGTACCAAATGCGGCAGTTGATCCGCTTGGATAGTAGTTTAAGCCACGCAAACCATTGGTTGCACCAGTTGATGTAGTGCCAGAACCAGCTTGATCGTTATTTTGGATCATTGACAATGCTTCTTGTTGGCTAAATTCCAACATTAAATCGCCAACAACGGCTGGATCAAGGTTGTTAATGTCATCCATTGCGGCAGTACGGATTGGCAACTGCGCTGTAATGGCTTGTAAAGGTAATTGCCAGAATGATGTAGCAATGTTTGGGCTACCAGTATTCACATTAACTGGATAACCCCAGGGATTTGTAGGATTGGTTGCGTTACCAGTCTTTACTACAAAAGCCTGATCTGAACCAATCGTTGTAATTTCTCGGCTTGATACCCGCAATGGGTTAGCCATACGCAAAGATGCAAACGCATCATCATAAATAACACGGCCACCAACCCCAGAGCCAGAGCCAGTAAGGGTGGATGCTTCTTTTAAGTTCACCTTAACCTCTTTACCGTTTTTATCGGTAAGGGCTGATTTGATTGCTTCTAGGATTAGTTGGTTTTTCATATTTCTTCCAAAAGATTAAGTTGGGGTGGTCTTTTGAACCACCCCGCCTTTATTACGCTGTTGCTGTTGCTGTAGAACGGTAAGCGATGATAGAGAGTGGGTCTACATTTGATGTAGCCAAACGCTTCTCACCGTAGAATGTGATGTAACCAGGCAATGTCTGGTCATATCTACGCAATACCATGTTCAAACGATCAACAATGGTATGGCCTCGTTGCCAGTCACCAAAATACATTGGGAACAAGTTAGCCGCTGTGTTACCAGAGAACTCGCTTGGATTATCAACATATTTATTGACTACAACATCAAAGCCCAACATACGGCCAACGATACCATCAGCATCGCCTGGGTGCATTCTTTCGAAAATTGGTGTGCCGTTAGAATCTTTCAAGCCACGGATTTGTGCCAAGAAGATTGGGTTTACCAAGAATTTCGCTGTAGGTGTCCAGTATTGTTGTGGCAAGTTGTAAATGAAGTTAATCAAATCTTGATAAGTTACATTTGCCGCACCAACTGTGTTGCCGTTAGTAGTTAATTGGTCATATACAGCCAAGCTGTTCAAACCGTTGCTAGTAGCAATACCAGAAGTACCGAACGCACCAGTAGTGATTGTGCCGCCAGTATAAGTGCCGTTAGCACCATAGTTAGCGTATTGATTCAAACCACGCAAACCTTGTGTACCACCGTATGTATTAGGAGTATCAGTTTGATCGTTGTTCTTAATCATGGATAAGCCTTCTTGCTGGCTAAATTCCATCAACATATCATCAACAATGTTAGCTTCCAAACCATCGATGTCATCGAGTGCCGCTGTACGAACTGGGAACTGGACATTCAAGTCTTGAAGAACTTGTTGCCAAATAACTGTAGATTCAGTAGTTGGGTTAGGGCCACTTGATGTGTTGTTGTTTACTGGATAACCCCAGAAAGCACCAGCATTACCAGTTTTTGCACGGAACTGATAAGTAGAGCCATCAGTTGTTACATTACGGGAAAGGCCACGCATAGGGTTAATCAAACGGAGTGTATGGAACACAGGATCGTAAGCTGTACGACCACCGATGTTGTAACCACCACCAGTTAAAGATGAACTCTCAGTTAAGTATGCTTGATATTGTGATTCATCTTCAAACATCTTGAGTTCTTTTTCCATCGAACCTTTTTTAGCAAACTTTTTGAGTTGCTCACGAACCATCTTGTTTACATCTTCTTTGATGGTTTTAGCTGGTTTGATGATAGAAGGTGCAGTATTGATTTCAGCAACACGGGCTTTAATGGTTTCTAACTTCTCATCCATTTCAGCTTTAGCGGCTTCAATAGCGGCAACTGCTTCAGTTTTTACTTCTTGAATCTTAGATTCGTTTGATGCTTCGATAGCATCTAACTTTTCAATGATTTTGTCAGACATGATATTTCCTTATTTGATGCGTTTAGATAATGCCTTTAACAATTCTCTTTCCTCTAGGGCTTTAAGAACTGTATCAGCTTCGTTTACCACCGCTTCCAACTCACTTGGTTGTGGTGTTTCTTTAATAACTTCCTTGTTTGCATCACGCAATTCAAGAATCTTTTTAAAGACGGAAGATGCGGTGGTCGCACCTTTCTTGGACAGGCCAGCATCACGCAAGGCTTGTTCAACTAAGCGAGGATTTAAATGCCCTTCGGCATCAAAACACTCTAATCTTTGAATTTCAGCATTAGGATTGTTTGGGTACATAACTACAGAAACTTCCCGCAAACCACCTTTAGTAATCTGAAAATAGGATTCATCATCATCGTTATCATCATCCATTGGCTCACCATCAGCACCAACCCAACACGCTTCATCTGCGTATGCGCCAACTGAAACGCCACCAAATAGATTTGGAGATGATTTCAATACTTCGTAAAGGTCAGAACCAGTAGAAGTATTCATAAATAGATTGCCTTTAGCAACCATGCCTTCTTTATCGAAGTTAAATTCATTCCATTGACCGACTGGCATACCCATGTCGTTATGGTTTAAGAACATTGGTAATGGTTTACCCTCAGACTTAAATTGCTCTGCCCATTCGGAAAAGCCATCAGGCTGATAGTTAAATTTTCTACCGTCTGCGCCCTCACGCTTACCCCATGTAGTAACACGAGCAACAATATTGCCGCTAGGAGTTTGGGATTCTTTGCCTTGTTTTTCTAGGCTTAGTTTTGCTTCGCAAACGACTGTCAGGTTTTGATTCATTTATAATCCCATCTATAATCGAGTAATCGATGTCGTATATTATATGAGATTTTTTTGATTTTATCGGTAGTTTAACATTTAACCGCTTAATCATTGAATCCAACTTATCTTTTATTGTCATTAGGTTTTGCCAATATTCATTTTGCTGGTTTGATTGCCGCCACCACCGCCAGTATCTTGTGGGCTTGTACCAGGAATGATTTTAGCTGTTTTGCTGGTTACTGGTATATCTGTAGATGATAATTTTTGAGTATTAACGCCACCCAACTCATCACCACCATCAATTTTTGCAATATTAAGATATTCACGGGCTTCATTAGGGGTCATAATGCCACCAGCAACGCCAGCATTAACAAAGTTCATTTGATCTAATGCCGCACCCTTCAAAAAGTCTTTAGTATCAAAACGAATAGCAAGGTTTGGATAACCCTTTAATAATCCCATTTTGAATTTTTGTTCAATATTAATAATCATTGGATACATGGTGGTTTTATAAAACTCATCCAACAATGTTTGAGTATTATTATATTTACCCATTTCCAAGCCTAATAATTGAGCTGGAACGCCAAATAATGCACAAATACGCTTAGTAGTTTGATCTTTTAGCTTGCTAGCTTCTGCATCTTGCAAAGTCAGCATATGAACTGGCGTATAAGTCATGCCTTGATCTAGCAACATACCTTGGCCTGGCTTGCTCAAATCGCTTGGGCGGCTACCAGT